GTCAGAGTAACCATTTGTACCCTTTTCAATGTCTAACACTGCCGTAAAACTACGCTCAAGTAGTTCATCAACCGAGGTAGCGTTCGGCTTACCGCAGGCACGTGCCCATGCTGAAACCTGCTCACGTCCAATGCGTTGTGCTTTCTCTGAATCATTGTGAATATTGTAGTTATTCCAGATTTTACGGTTAGCGTATTGACCCTTGACTACCTCAAAGGTCGCGGCAATCATTGTGCCACCTTTTTGAGTTGTTTTCTCTTCTGCCTCGGAACATTTGAGTTCGTACTCACCCTTCGGCAATGGCTCAAAACTACGTTCTTCAACTTCATATTCATTTAAATCAAATCCAAATTTAGACATTCTATTACTCCTTTAGGTTATTAAGATACTACAGGTATATTTTTAGAGATTTCCTCAATGGTCATCTCAAATGAATCAGGACATGCGTAACGGTTCTTTGCAATGTAGGCTGGACTTTCAGTTACGTGCAATAAGCGTTCACCAGTCGTAATACCGCGATTTACAGTATTGTTAAAACCGACGTCTGCCTTTTTGACAATAACCTTAAAGCCTGCGTATGCTACTACGTCACACCATTCCTGCAATAATGCATTACAGCGGTTAGGTAACTTAGGGACAAATCTATCATACGGCTCAGTTAATGGGTTCTCATAACGAACCACAGAGGCATGAGCGAGCAGGACAATATTCATACCCTTTTTGCGACGTAGTGCATCTAGACCCTGAAGGATCTCACGGAACTCTTCAGCTACGTACACTTGATTCTTACCATACCCGAGGTCTTTTGCATCATACGATGACTCAACATTCTTAGAGATTAAAGGCTCAACTAGCCAATCCACAGAGTCAATAACCAATGTTTTAAACTTGTGATCTTCTTTGAGTAGCGTCTTGATTGCCCCGACTACGTCACCAATTTCAGCGGCGCGAGGGAATGAAGTCACATCCAATGAATCAATACCGTCCTCAGTATTAATGAAAATCGGGGCTGGAAATTGAGCAGCGATTGTNCTCTTACCAATACCATGATTTCCGTAAATACANATTCNAGGGGGTAGTTCNTGCTTGCCTTTTATCAAAGCATCCATAAAGCTCATGTTATTTCCTTTATTAAAAATTCAAATAAATCGGCTGATACATAAAGGTGCGGCTGTCAAATTGTAACAGTCTCACTTCAGTGCCAGGATTGTTTTGTGCTACTACTGCAACTGCAACTGCTGACAACATAGGATTACCGATCAGGCATAGATAATCACCTTCTTGAAAATCCTTTAAAACTTCTCGAGCATGCGCCACTGGGTCATCATATTGCATGTCTGTAAAGACGTGTTCTATTTCACCAAAGCGTGCCGCGTCCTTAATAGTCTTACGTTGGGTGTTGTCAATAACCCAAACGACTGCTGGCTCTAGATTTAATTCTTCATTCATTTTTTCCTTCCCTGTTATTTCGTTTATACACAAATTATANCTCATAAAAATNTGTCTGCTCCAATATCTTTAATTACCTTCATAATCTCCTTGTAATACCAATCGTAATCTAGGTCAGAAGGAATTGAGGTCGGCAGGGTCATGCATTCCCTAGCTCCGTCAGTCTTTGCTACTTTGTTTCCGTTTGATGCATAGGTTAGCGGGGGTAACTGTTCCCTCGTTTGATACCATCTTACCGTTTTACCGAGGTATTTATCACCCTGAACTCCGCCGCCAGTTACCGAGCGCACACTGATAAAGTCTGTCAAAGGTGAATTCATTACCGTATCTTTAAACTTTGTACCGTAGGCTAGCCAGAGTCCCACTGCCTTTGAGACTACGGGCGCGGTTGGGTTCTTACTGAGCGTCGGTGCACTGTAGATACCTTTGATCTTGACTGAGCGATCCTGCTTTACGGCAAAGTAATTATTTACGTCTTTGAGTGCTACTACTCGGTAGGGAGTGTCCTCAAATATAAAACCTGTGAGTGCACTGAATTCCTTTACAATGTTATGAACTTTTGTGACCTCTTTACGGCGATGCCTGAGCATGATGCCGTCCGTATTAGCGGACACAACTTGAATTCCGTTGTCCTCTAAAGTTTCAATCAACATTAAAAGAGTTAGCTGCCCCGTCAAGGTGATATTAATCATCACATCAGGGGAATAAAGTGCGGAATATTTACTCGCTGTTTTACCGAATGTGCCGTTCAATGCAATCCGTAATGAATCGGCAATCACCATGTTCTTTTGACGTTTACCTTCTAATCGTCTCTCGAACACTTTGCGATATTCATCAATAAAGGTTGTACCAGTATTAACAGGTATGAGGTTGCAATTAAGCAAAATGCTAGGGTAATAACTAGCAACGTCATAATCAACAATTTGATACTCATCATCAGTAACATAGCAAACCTTTCTGTCATGTTGAGAATGAAGACCTCCGACTCCCATTTGGTAAATACCTTTATTTATGGTTATCAAATCTTCTTTTAAAAACGCAGGTAACGTAACATGTCCAGTATATTGATTCACCTCATATACGTGATTAGACATCTTGAGAGCCAACTCATTCAAATCATCCCGCTTAAAGTTTATGAAGTCAGGTTTTATGTACCGAATACTTTCAGGGATCTTTACCGCGCCTCTTTTTATTCCTAACTTCTTGAGGAACATCTGCTCAGCTACCTGCGAGTCAGATTTAGAACGAGCGTCAAAACCGTATTCCTTACTAATTTCAACTCTAAGCTGGAGTTGCCCTTGCAATTTATTATAAAGAGTCTCAGTGGTGTCGAGGTCATTCTTGCAGTAATCCCAAACCATTGGTCTGTCGTTGTACGCTACTTCCTCAGAATGATGAAACGGCAGGTCTTGAACTACGGGCATGTTCATACGTGCACCGTAAGTCTTTAGGCTTACAAAACTCGGGGCGACCTCAATCAAGTCAATATGGTCAATCATAGGTATTTTGAACCTAAATTGTTTTTCAGCATCCCAAGGCATTAAGTTTTGATTAATGATGATATCACCAAAGCCTTTCGTCTCAGAGAACGAATGACCAGACAGGAAGTAACTAATCACAGGCATATCGTATCTTGCACCGTTGAAGCTAACGAATGTATTCTTTGATTTGAAGAGAGACTTAATCTTCTCCCGAGCATCTTCCTCATCTCCCCAGATACCGAAATACTCTCCTGATTCAAGAATCTTACCCATTAGTAAAAACATATTAGGTGCGACCTCAGTATCAAATACAATAGTTCCCATTAGTCCTGATTCACGTAGCGTTCTGTTGGACCACCATCAAGAACCTGAGTGGGGTACTCTAACTCTTTGAGCTTTTCAATAAAATGAATTGCCTTCTCTAAATCCTCTTTTCCGTTCTTGAGGTGAAAGCGTTCAAGATACTTTGTAGCGCAACCGACAAAGTAACCCCTGCCGTATAGGCGATAGATTCTATCCCAGTGTTGCTCACCGTCTGTCTTATAATGCTGCCCACCTACCTGCTTATCATTTGCTAACATTCTTTTTCTCCCTGTTCATAATATACTGTTGAGTTGCTAACTTCCAGTCAGAAGCTAAAATCTTATTTGCCCAAACTGTGCCGTCACTAATCTTGTTTTTACGGTCATGTGCGACCATAGCCATAGGGTGTGCGGTAAACTCAAAGAAAGGATTAACGTATCTGTTATTTCCAAAGGGGTCATTACAAAACACTTCACATTCATGCAGGAACAATTCAGGACTACCGTAATAGAGTTCAGAAGGTTTTACTAGCCCGTTTGAGTAGGCATCAAATACTTCAGAACTCGGAGGGGATTCTACATATGGCTGGGCATTGTAGAGTTCAGTATACAGGTGCAAATTGTTTGACACAGTAAAGTATTGACCTACTGGAACCTCTAAAGCAATTGCTACAAACTCTTGAATAATAGAAAAGTGAACTGGGTTAGCCCCGCAGTACCCCCACCAGAAATCATTGCTTCGATTGAAGATTGTTATATCAAGACAGCCGTTTACAATCGCAAATATCAGTTGAGTATTACAGGCTTTGTCCTTTGTAGCCTTATTGAAATCAGAAGTCTCCCAGAGTTGAATAACCGCTTGACGTGAATTGGGGTCATTTTTGAGGTGCTTAATAACTTCTTTGAGTTGATCAAATCCAAAATGGTGACGCATTCTGTTTCCATACGCTGCGTTGAACTTAAAACCATCGTCAGAAAATTGACCAATTGTAGAGTTAAATTGCTTCAAAAAAGCTACGTCATTACGCCCCGCGAGCATCCAGATTGATTCCATAAGGTGAAATATCGGATTAGCGTCCCGCTCAGCAAAGAACAATACGCGCTCAGTAGGCTCAATAATAGTAGTGAGTACGGGTTCATCAATACGGATTGCTGGTCCGTTGCGAGTATTAACCTTTACTCCTGACGTCTTGAAGCGCCAGAGCATGTCAGTGAACAATTCATTTACGTTTATTGCTTTTATTTCCATTATTAGAACTCCTTTGTTGGTTTGTAATTCTGACGAGGTTTACCCTCTCCTGTTTTCACTCTTTGATACTTATCAAACTCACACATGATGTTTTGACAATCATGCAGGGTTAAATCTTGTAGCGTTTTATTTGACCTAGTGATTAATTCCCTAACCCCCACTAATTCTGAATTAAACTGCTTATCAGTAAATACCCTGCTTATAGGTCTTTGATATAACCTATTTAAACCGCGCTGACTTCCTGGACCCATTGGTGCCCATGAGTTGATATCAATAGCAGTGTCTAACTGACCGCGCAGGTAGGTTAAATCTGCACTTACCTGACCCGCTATAAATGTTTGAATCCCGAAAGCCTCTGCGAGTTGATTTGTAGTATGCTTGATTGAACCTGAAGCTATTGCCCCACGCATCTTACTCGCCATGTCTATTGTAGGTTTGATAATATACTCACAAAGGTTAACTGATTTTGTATTACCCTTCACCATTGTAGGGTAAACAATATAAGCAGAGCTGTACACCTTTTCACCTTTAGATTCTAACTCCTTCATCGCCTCTATAAACAAGTAAGCGTTAAAGTCTTCTGCACGGTGCGGTATTACTAGTTTATCCATGAGGTGTAAAAGGGTCGGTGGCCAATTAATCAAACGAGCTATCAAAGCGCGGAACCATACGTCACCAGAAACATTCCGATAATAGTTCTTGAGCAACCACTGGCTAACCCTGTCATCCCTGCGACGCACATTGCAGAAACGATACTTACCTAATATCGGGTCAAGAGTGTAAGGCTGCAGAAAGCCTTTCTCCTTGTTTATACGGATCTGCTCACGTTCATTAACAAACGCTACCAATTCATCAAAGAGTGTCATTCTCAGCCTTTCTGATAACTTCTAGGGTCTCATTAAAGGCATCAGTGTGATCTATTGTAATTATCTTTACTCCCCCTGCGTTATGTAGATTAACACATGCGTCATAAGTAGATTTATGCGCACTTATAGTGTTTTTTGGGTTAAATGGTTTGTCTTCTCCACGCGCATTCCTACGGTCTTGCACTCTCTGTAGGCAGGTGGCGAGGGGCGTGTCAAGTATCGCCGCGACGTATGAGCCTGTGGGTTTGAGCATCTGTGTTGTAATTGCTCCTGGACCCACTTTTGAGAGTAGTAAACCTTCAAGCAGGACATGACCACGAGGATGAGCAGCCAAGGCTCTCTCAGCAATTTCTTCTTGAGTGCTGATACCATCTGTACCTCCGCAAGTGTTTTGATAACTGCCGATTACGTAAAGCGGCTGAGTAATTCCCTCAGTGCTGAGGTCAACTTGATATCCCCAATGCTTCTTCGGCTTATTTGGGTCGGGTAAAGTCTTTGTAGG